CAACTGGGTTCCAGCCCCACTGAATATCTCTTGAACCACCAGACAAGTTGCCTGCCGCGTTATTCCCTGAAGTCACATACGTTGTGTCCCTGCGTGGGTTACGCAACGCCTGCGGATCATCTACTGGAAACGTTCCAAGCATCAACTGCGGCTGATCGGGTGTCCAACATTCCGGGCAAACCAACAACTGATATTTTCGTTGCTTTACCACCTCAGTTTTTAATTGCTTCAATTTAAACTGGAAGCCACACCTATCGCATTCCGCGATTGCAATTTTCCCAGAAGCAAAACGGTTACCCATGTTGCACCTCGTATTTATTCTTTTTCTTGATGTTATCAAGGCCGCGAATAACGCGCAAATTATTTGGTACGTGCAATCCAGAAACAACAAAACCTTGCAGCGGAATAACATGGTCAACATGCCAAGGCTCTGAGTTTGCTTTGGTGTACATGGCTGCTAACTGATACAAACAACCAATTTTAAGTTTATCAAAATCCGTCAGCCATTGCGGAGTTCTTTGTTTAATAACTTTCTTTCTTGCAGCGCACAAAGCATTTATTTTGCCTTTGTTGTTTGTACGGTAAATTTTTTTAGCTACAAGTGCAGTTGCTTGGTGTTTTTTGTAAGAATTTCTTCGTGTGCTTTTTATTTGCTCGTTTGCAGCCGTTGTGCGGCGCTTAGCCTTGGCAATCTTGTCGCACTCTGTACACACACGATCACTCACACGCCGCAAAGCTACGTGCGCATGTACGCATGGACTTTCAGTGCAATAATGGCTTAACCCTTGGGTTTGCGCATCTTTGCGGCTTATTTGCATCAGTAACCCCCGTTACCTATGAACATCTGCCGAGGAACAAACCGCACTGCGGCTTTTTCTCTGTCCTCACCAGCAGCCATCTCAAATGTCTCATCGTAAATCTGCTTGAGCATCTGAATGCGGGGCATCAACTCAGGTGTCTTTACGGCAATGTGGTACGCCAGCCCAGCCGCTACAGCAGGCAGGAAGCGGAAGTTCATATCTGCGGTCTCAGCACCAGCACCAGCATCCTGCACCCTGCGCAGTCTCCAGTAAACGAATTGGTAAGTTGTGCTGTTGTCAGGTGTGGGCCAGACAGTTACCGCTGGCAATTGGGGCACGTAGACCGCTGTACTGGCTGTATGGGCCGCTGCGGTTGTGTTGTTCTGGGCACGGAACACATCACCAAGGACATTACCTGTGATGTATGTATAGTAAATGTCTTCAGTATCCAGACGAATAAAACCTGATCCGGCTAACCCAACCACCGTGTCAAGCGTGATCGTTGTGGCGGTGGAGGTGATTGTCGAGGCGAGAAGAGAGCTTGTAGGATTGACTTCACCAGATAACCGCTGAATCCATACTTGAATCGGTCTTGCCTGCTGTAACTTGTTTGGGATGGTTGCATAAGTAGAAACACTGATACGTGTAATGGTCAAGTCAGCTTGCGTTGAAGCGGTGTTCGACCCAGTACGAATGACATGTTCCAGCAGATCAATGGTGTCTGTTGGCAACGCATACGTAGCCAAGCCGGGCGTGAGATTGATGAAGCCTTGCTCCATCGTCCACATGTTTATGCCCTTGTTCTGCCACTCAATGGTCATCAAGTTCATTGACCGACGGGCTGTTCGCAAGTCATAGCCTGAACGCATCTCCCGGCCAGCACGCTCCCACGCTTCCTCGGCAATCTCCGTGAAGTCCATGTTAAAGAGGGTGCTGCCGGTAGTGGTCATTTCATGCCTTTGAGGGTTTCAGCCAAACGTGCGCGTTGTCCGATTTTACCGGGCTTCTTCGCTGCTGCGGCAAGCTTTTTGGCAGGGATTGGTTTGCCAGCTTTGGCACCCAACTCTTTGCGCAAAGCACCGGGCTTTGAGATTGCCTTCTGAATCCATTTTTCGGCCATGATTACACCTTTGCAGTTTTTGCAGATTGCACAAATGCGTTGGCAGTAGGAGCGCCTTTAGCCCCGGGCTTGCGCATCTTTTCACCAGAGCCAGCGGCTATGCGTTTCTTTTTGGCGTTAATGTTGGCATACAAGCCAACAGGCCCACCTTCAACATACTGCGTGAAATCAGTGTCATCCCGCCGGGCTTTCTTTACACCCTTTGGCATTTTAGAGGGGGAGATATCTCCCATGCCGCGACTGGCTAACATCTCAGCACATCTTCCCGCGAGTTTTACCACGTTGAGCAATTCCATCTGCACGACTTGATGCTTTAGATACGGAACCGCCTGCGGAAAAACCACCCATACCGCCATACGAAGATTTAATTTTGGCAACTTTTGGTTGATTCCGCATGCCAGAAATCATATCTTCAACCATAGCATCTTTGGCTGCTTTTTTAGCGGCCATGCCTTGTAATGCTGTTTGAGCATCTGAAACACCCGCAGCGGGAATACCGTCGTCTGAAACACCCATAGCCGGAATACCGTCGTCTGCAGTGCCTATGCGTTGACCCAGTGGAATGCCGTCACCAGCACCACGCGCAGAGCCACCTATGGCTTTAATTGGCGGCTCATCCATATAGCCCGTATCTCTAGGGCCAATTCCATTATCCCTCGGAGGGCGCATACGGGGTATACGATCACCGGGGTCAACTTTAGGATCACGCATACGGGGTATGCGCACGTCCTCCGTCTCTTGCGCACCGCCCATTAAACGGCCCAAAACATCGCCGCCGTCGTCATACCGTTTTGTTTTACGAGTTGCCATAATATTCTCCTTAGCAAGCGCCGCCGCGCATCATTTTGATCTGTGTAGCTTTGGTTTTGCCTTTGGTGGCAATGCCATCAGCAGCTTTTGTAAAGCCACCTTTAGCCATTTTGGTCACAGGCTTCATACCAGCAGGTTTACCTTTTTCAGTAAATGACATAAATTTTGCATTGCCGCCTTTAGCCAGCTTCAAGGTTGTACCCTTGCCGCCTTTGTGCTCTTGAGCGTCGTGCTGTTTAAAAGCTTTTTTAATCATGGCTTTGTCTTGAGACTTGTCCATTTTCATGTCTTCTTTCATATCGCTTTTCATATCGCCACCTTTAGAAAATTTGCGGCCCTTGTCCGCAGTTGAAAAGTCTTTACCCACAGATTGTGGGACTCCTACCTTCTTGGCGAACGATGGCGAATGTGCAATCGCTTCCATGAAATTATGCTGCTTTTTTGAACTACTTGGCATCATCGCCCCGCTTGAATAAGCTGGTCAATTTTTGCTTCAAGCTTGTTAAAGCGTTGGTCAATGTGGTCAGTAATTCGCTGAATTTCTGCTTGAGTAACGTTATCACGGGCAATCTCCTCGCGTGTGATGTTAATAAGACGCTCGATGCGTTTGACATCCTCACTGATGTCTTTGACCTGTCCGAGTTTCTCCCGGATAAAAAATCCAAATACACCCATGATGATCGACAGTCCGGCTGTCCAGATAAGGTTTGCGTCCACGTTAACATTTCCATCTTGCTAAGGAAGCCGCCTTACGGGTAGGCTTTCCTTTTTCATCTTTCATTGGCCCGGGCATTCCTGACATCCGAGCGCAAAACGAATCTTTACGCGGCCCGCCTTGAGGCTGTGGAGCCTTGAGGTTGCTACCTGTTGCGGCGTTGTACTTGGCCCGACCTTTAGCAGTCAAGCCAGCACCCTTAGATACTGGAAGCTTTTCCCCACGGCCAATTGCCAGAGATGGGCCTTTTTTCTTTGTTGCCATTACGCCGCCTTCAACTTAGAGTTGTAGATGTTTTCCAGCAAAGGCATTACAACCTCTTCGCGGAAATTACGAGTAAATTCATTTGAGCCTACGTGCGGCAGGCTGATGTCTACATCAATGTAAACCTTGAACCCCATTTGGGTAGCCCGGTCGCAGAATAGGTAATCCTCGCCCACATACTTACCATCAACAATGGCAAAGTCAAACACTGCTGACATCTTCTCTGTGGGGGACTTCTCGTATATCCACTCGGGGTGAGCGGCTACCAGCTTCTCAATAACGTGACGCTGAATTAGCATGAAACCTGTAGGCGCACGCTCAACACGCATCAGTGACCCGTCAAACTCCAAATCGCCATTAGCGTCAAAATACAGGTCAGCAAAAAAGTTTTGGTCTTTGGCTCTGCGTGGGTACGCGCCAGTAGTGATGTCTTTGTCACCGCTTTGAGCCATTAACCGCAACATGTCATCGGCTGTAGCAACCACATCTGCATCAATAAACAACAAATCTGTGGCGTCTGTCTTTAAGAACTCATGCACCAAGGCGTTTCGGGCCATTGTGATGATGGAGCAGTTAGACAGATCGGACAAAATAACCGACACACCAAGACTCATCGCTTTGGGCATAAGCTGCGCCAGAGCAAAAGCAGTCTTGATGTTCAGTTTCCCGTCATAGGCGGGGATGCCGATAAACAGCGTCCGCCC